GGAGGACGATCGAGCTTTGATGTTGCGCGCCGTGATCCCCAGGTCCGCCTGGGTGGGACCGATAACCCATTCGCGGCTCCCGGTGCCGACCAGAAGCCCCTTTTCATCGTCCTCGAGCCACATGATCTTGGACAGCCGCCTTGAGTTCAGGCGCACCACGATAGCGCTGTCATCAAGCACCTCGTTGGTGGGCGTGCGCTGGGCGAACTTCTCATAGGCGCCAACTTGCGATCCGACGACGAGATCCGGCGCATCCTTGCTACCACCCATCCAGAGCCGATCATCGAAGAACGTGCATAAGCGCGGATAGCCGGTGGTGTCGCTGAAATAGGCCATCTGCCATTCACGGATGTCGATCAAGTCGGGAAGCGGTTCGCCGTCCAGACGCACGGTGACATTAGTAGCTGTTACCCGATCAATGATCTGGCATATACGCCAATAACTATCTGAACCTTTTACCCTTATGTATCGCCCAACGTCTGTCTCGAGGAAGCCCGCGCCACGGTTCAGCTTGGAGTAATCTCCATGCAGCGTCATGGTGAAGTCGGTATCGACGGTTTCCCCCGAGCCAAGGACCAGGGCTGAGATGCGCGGCTCCACTTCACCGTTGCGCGTACATTTCGTAATGACCAGCCGATATTCGCTATAGGCCGTTACGTTGGTCTTCAATTCAAAAGTGACGGACCTGTTGCCCTCATACAGGACGTACCCAACTTGCACATCCAATATGGCAAACCCCCCGCCATTGCCGCCCTCAAATTGAAAGTCTCCCGGCGCGAAGTCACTCGCCATATAGTCTGTTTCGCTATTGTCGTTTCCATAGTATATCGTATAGCTCTTGATCAGCTTTGGCGCGGGCAACGTAATATAAAGCGTACCCCTCTGAAATCCAGTCCCGAGTACGGGTGGTTCAGCATCTGGGTCGGCGGGGTTGCCTGCTGTTGGCTGCCAATATGTCAGCTTATTCCCGTCAAATGCTCTATAGGCTTCATGTGCCGGATCATCTTCTTCAGACGAAGCTGACGCAATATATCCGGCTGGCTCCGTATTCGAAGTCATATTCGGGATAGGGTTGCCCGTCTTGAACGGGTTCAAGATCCCGTTCTTTTCCTCCACGGGCATGAACGGACCTGTGTTGAAATTAAATTCTTCCCAGCGCCAGTCATAGGTGTCATAGCGCGAGAGCTTGCGCGGCTTATAGCCGTCACAAAACATATAGAGCACATCAATAGACTGACGCGCGCGGATATTACGCGCGCCCTCATCCGAGTATGGTGCCTCGATCTCATAGATCAACGACACGGTTTTGCCGAGAGCTATCAATGGACCGGGATAGACCGTATCTACGGTATAGTCGTCGCCAGTTTTAGCTGTTATGGTGAAGATCAGACCATTGATGTTATAGAGGGGATCAAATCCGTTAAAGGCGACATGATCGCCCACGGCTGCGCCCTGCATAGTCAGTTGTATGCTTCTGAATTGCAGCGGATCGCCGTCACCAAGGATCGCATTAATACCGGAAGCCTCATATGCCTGTAGACCTTCCTCCCGGATGATCCGCATTCTGAAGTTGGAGAACTCCAGGTTGAACGCTTCCTCTTCGTTGTACACGAAGGGGACCAGCGTACTGTAATGTGCATCACTGAAAGCTGGCGTTACGAAGAACGTGCCACTACGGCTGATGGCTGGTCCCTGTGGTGTTGCAATGTAATTGTGCAACGATCGCATCGACGCAGGAAATTTATCAAGATCAACGCGACCCTCCATGAGTGCGCTGAATACTCCTGCATTAAAATTATTCCTATTAGGCGAAACCTTAGCCATTCCAATATCCGAGGCGCGCAGTGATCCACTCGCTATGACTGTCGAGCAGCGTCGTGTCCTGGGGGCCTGTGATATAGGCGTTCAGCCGGCCGGCGATCTTGATCGCGTCGTCATAGGCCACTTGCAGTCCTTGCGCCTTGGTATTCGACTGCGTTGCGAACTCCACGCATTCCAGCGCAATACGACAGGCCAGCACCTCGATAAAGGTGTTGTCGAAATGGTTTTCCGACACCCTGGCGATGTAGTCCACTTCCAGCAGCGGATAGGCAGAATAGAGATAACCGCCGCGCCGTTCCCATTCGGTCGCTTTGCTGCGTAATGGCCGGATAAAGTCAGTCGGCAGCGCAAACCGATAGGCCCGCCCATCGGACGGGCTGGTCAAGGGCGGGCCTTCGCTGGTTAGCGGATAACCGGAGACATAAGCGAACATCCAGTCCCGCTTGGCCAACTCCAAATCACGCCATTGCACATAGCCCTGAGCGCAGTGCTTCTCAATCGGGCTCCGTGGCGGATCGAGCCCCACGATGCGCGAAGCCGCAATCTTACCCAGGCCAAGGTTGAGGATGGACTTGGCGTCGGGCATGATCGCGGCTCCTGGTGACGCAAGCGACGGCGGACGGCGCTTACGTTACTCGTAGACGTAGAAGATGAACCCCTCGATGATCGCATCGACAGGGATCGTCCCGCCGTCGATGGTCGCATAGATGCGAACACCGGCTTTCGAATAGAAGTCATATTTCATGTTCGTCACGTCGAACGGCACGTCGCTGACAATCGCCGCCACGTCCTTGTTGGCGACGAAGGCGTCATCGTCTTCCAGCACTGGCGTGGTGGTGTTGTCCTTGTAGTAAGCCCGGTGCCCGATATCGAGCAAGTGCGAAGCACCCATCGCAGTCGTACGATAGCGCGACAGGTTGGGAAGGATGCGGACGCGACCGGGCGGAAGATCGCACAGGTCGATTTCCGTTCCGTCCGCAAGCACGGCACCCGTGGTGTTCTTGAAGTAGAAGTACTGGATGCGCGTCTTGCCATGATCATCGATGGGATACTTGCGTACCCCTTCGGTCAACTGAGTGCTGTATACGGTAGCCATCTGGGTCTCCTCGTTGGTTGGGATCTAGACACTGACGGGTATCAGCCGCCTAGTGCCGGCTCAGGTCTCCTTGCACTCCACCTTGAACACCTTGCCTTCCTCAACGCGGGTGGCGCCCGCCGTGAAGGTGGCATGGATCTGCTTGATGTTGTTCTTGTCGGGACGGTTATTGATGATGATCGTCAACGCATCCCACATACCGAAATGCATTCCATCCGGCACCCAGACCGGGCAGTCGCGGATCGTGCCGGTGTCGGTGTGCGTCGGGATGCCGTGGCCATTATAGTCCTCATAGGGCACGAACACGAAGCCCATGAACGAGGTGACCTCGCCGTCAGCCAACGGCTTGATCGCATTGAAGTCGATGCTAGTGGTCGTTGTCTCACCGAGCAGGTTGTCGATCTGCTCCGCAGTGACCGCAATGAACGGTCGCACCGAGCGAAGGTCGACGTGCCGGCGCTTGATCAGCTTGCGCAGCGAGCGCAGCTTGGTCAGCACCAGGCCGGTGCCGCCATGCACCACGGTGTCTGCAGCCGGGAACGAGACATCAGTGGCACCGTCCTTGCCGCTCTTCGCGATCGCGAAGAACTTCTCCATGACGATGCGGTCCATCCGCCGCGCCGCGGCCTCGCGCATCCTCTCCACATAGGGCGACGTGGGGTCATAGATCATCTTCAGCGTGTCGAGCCGGTCCACCAGGATCGCGCAATCGTATTCGAGTGCGGAGATCCAGCGTTGGGTGTGCTCGACTTCCGTGATCTTCGTGTCGCCATAGGGAGTGCTTCTCTCGATGAACTCGACAGGACCGAGGAAGTTGACGAGTTGGACCTTTTCGCCTGAATAAGATCCCATGGATACGCGGGCAACGAGGTCGCCGCCCCGCTTGTTGATCGCGGCGCGGACGTTGGACGTGTACATTTTGACGTGATGTTCTGGCACGCTATAAGCGGCCAAGCTTTCGACTGCTGGCATGTTGGCACCCTGATTTGAATTTGCACTGGTCGCTTGTGCGAAGGGGTGCCCGTATCCGGCCCTTCTATAGGCTCGATACGAAGGGGTGCCCAAAATGGCCCTGCGGGGACCGCCCAGCGGGCGATCCCGAATTTAGAAATAACGTATTCGCAGCATAAGTGTCAACCTGGCGCCTTGTCCCCCGCACGCGCGAACAGCGCATTCATCCGCGACAATGCGGATGCATGTTCCGGGTGATGGCGGTTGGTGTACTTTTTCTGGAAGTCCTCGTCACCCGACAAGCGGGTAATCTCCATAGCCGCGCCTTCCGCCGTCATGGCATTGGGATCGCCGCCGGCACCACCCTGTCCGCCACCCATGAACCCGCTCTCCGCGGTTGCCTTGCCAATCCGCGCCAGTAGCTCGATCATCGGCGCGGCGCCGACATGCGCCTCGATCTTGCTGGCCAGATCCTCGTCCAGGCCAAGTGACTTATAGACGCGCCGGCCACCCTCGATCAGCGCATCAGCATCGGCGCCCCATTTCTGCTTGACGGTCTCGACTGCCTTGTCGTTCTCCGCGCTCCAGGTGGTGGCTGACTTCTGGCCCTGATCTGCAGCAAACGCATTCCACTCGTCCGCCATCATCTTCGCGCGCCGGGGCTCGAGCCCGAGCTTATGCGCGAGCTTCTTGCCAAAATCGACTACCGTTGGATCGACTTTGACCTTATCATCGAACTTAAAAACGTCATTATAGCCCTCCGGGTTCGCGGGCCGGCCCGTCTTCGTATAGAAGGCGTCCCACTCTTCCGGCTTGGCATCCTGGCCGGGGATGATGACCTTGCGGCTCTCCTCCGTGGACGCGATCTTGTTGAGATTATAATAGGCCACCGCAGTCTCATGCGGTGTCTTGTAGTTTTTCTGCGCCATCAATTCCTTGACCGGCGCTTCAGGGATTGTCTCAAACCAGGGTTTATCCCCAATGGGCCATGGACCGTCTCCATTATGACCGGCCCATGGCGCCACTGCGGGAGCGCCACCCGCCGAGGTGCTCTCTGTCCCGGCAGGAGGAGCGCCACCACCTGCATTATCATCATCACCATCCGCCATGGTGTCTATCCTTTCGCGGTGTATTTCTCGACCAGCGCATCATAGGACAACCGCAGATGATCCATGATGCGAAACCAGACTTCCTGCCGGCCGGTCAGCAGCACATGCACACGCTCCTCGATGTCGAAGGCTGTCTCCTTTCCGCGGCAGAAGCGTGAGAGATCTTCCATCACGATCTGCGCGTCGTTCCCCGCGGGCGTGCCCGAGAACAGGCGTGTATAGGCTTCCTGCCGGCGCCGCAGCAAGTCAACGAGCGCATCCTGCTCGATACTGACCCGCTTGGCGAAGACATTGCGGGAGCGAGTCTCATCAGCGGGATCATAGGGGTCATAGTCGTCGCCGCTAATAAAATCGTCAGCCATTACTCACGCCCGGTGGCTGGCTGTTGCCCGCGCTGCCCTGCTTCATGGCCTGGTTGGCTACGCTCGCGATCGCGGGCGCCTGATCCATGACCTGTTGTGCGGCTTGCTTCTTGTTACGGTCATCGCGCATCTGCGCCACACTATCCATGTCGCGAACCCAAGCTGTACGCACAGACAGAATGTCCGCAATGTCAGGGGAAGCAACATCGAAGTTGATCCAGTCCAAAGCGCTCGGGTCTTGTGTGACTTCTGCATACTTCAACGCCATTTCAAGCCAGCGCATGAAGCCCGCCACGTCTTCCGTATGTTGGCCCTTCGCCAATGGCGAAGTATAGATAATCTCATACTCGCCCTTCGCCTCGCGGAGTTCAGGCGGCATCTCAAGATCATACTTTGCAGTGAGTATTCCATTTTCTGCCAATAGCGCGATCTCGCGCTCGCTCGAGGGGCCGAGGTCTTCACTCTGCAGCCGGCCCATGGTGGGCTCGACCAGTGCCGCTTGCTGCGCGATGCGCTCGACAACTTCCGTTGCCGTCATCTCCGTGCTCTCGGAGAGGATCTGGAACACCGTGACGAAGAAACTGTCCTCGATGTCGCGCCGCTCGTCGGTGATCAGTTGCTCCGCGACCTGGAAGTTGGCGCCGGTCTCCATCGGCGCGATCATGCGCCGGCCCTGGTTGTCGATGCCGCCCCAGGTAATCATGCCGGGACGCTGATCGACACGCCCCGAAATGGCTCCGTCATCGTGCGCGAGCAGCGAGGGATCGACGGCCTTGTGCCCCTGCTTGAGCACGGTCTTCTTCATTGCCGATACACCGCCTAGCGCGGGAAGCGCCTGTTGCGCGGGGCTGTATCCATACACATCACCAGGCTCGGTGAACGTGCGCGGCGTGACCATCGGCATGTTGACGAAGCCGGTTTCCTCGCCAACATAGGTCGCATCGCGGACACAAATGTAGCAAGACCGGATCGGATGGCGCCGATAGTCCAGCGATTTGTCATCATAGTTCTCGCGATAGCAGAGGATATGGACGAACTCGACGGTGTTCTGTTCACTGGGGATCGGCTTGGTGCCTTCGGCTTCCAGCGCCCTGGGCAGATCCTCGCCAGGAAACTTCAATCGAAACTGACGCGCATTCAGCCAGAACCTGCGGAAGATATGCGTCACTTGGCCGGCGTCGTTGGTGAGCAGGAACACGTCCTTCAGCGGCCAGGCTTTATAAGCGAACCCGCCTTCCCGATACATCGGTGAGGGCTTTTGCCAAGTGATCGCTTTGGGTCCGCAGCCATAGACACCAATCGATGCATAGGTCTCGCCCTGCGCCTGCACGAACCGCGCATTCGGTGCATAGCGCCGCTTGAAGAGCTCGTCAGTCAGCCGATCGAAATAGGTCCGCACCTCATGCGACTTCATGAGCTCGCGATTGGTCGCCGCGAGCTTCTGCCACCGCATGTTCTGCGGCGTCATAATCCTATTCAATATGGAAGTATATTTTGGCAGGGAGCGGACGCCCGTGTTGTCATAGGCGAACCGCTTGACCTCCTGATTGCCGCCATGAACGAACGGCCCGTCCGACTGCCAGGACGAGTAGTGCCGCGGCAGGCAATAGGCCGCGCACATGCGCCAGTCCTGCTCATAGGGCGCACGGATCGTCTTGGCCTCTTCATAGAGCGTGATGTAGTCGCGTGCGTCGGGCTTGCTGCCGCCAGGCTTCGGCTTGCTGCCCTTCTTCTCGTTCTCGCCCGTGCGATTTTCGTATTCGGCCATGGCAGTCTAGCGCCCCGTGTTGCCCAGCAGACGGCTCACGACATTCGGCGCCTCAGTGTCCCCTCCTGACAGGTCGGTCATCGCGCGCCCGCCTGACGAGCCCCAGAACCTTGACCGCTGCGCAGCCGCTGCGTTCTGGATTTCCTGAGAAGTGCGCGAAGGCGGCGGCGGTGCCGGCGTGACCTTGGGCATGGGCGGGGGCGAGGGGGAGCCGAACAGGCCAGCCATGTTGAGACCTCAGTAGGTTATGGGATCGTACTCATGGACCGACACCGAGCGTTCGTGGCCATGACGCAGGGTCAGGTTGCGATCGCGGCGCGGCAGCGTGGCGCCAAACGTCAGGACAAGGGTATCAGCGCGGTCGGTCGAGGACAACCCGGTGCGCCGTTTGTATTCTTCCTTGTTTTCGATCTTGATACGCTGCTCATGCCGATCGAACGTATAGAGGATAGTGGTCAGTTGTTCGTAGAGTAACGGGTCCGTAGTGATACAGCCCTCGTCTATGATCCAGTCCCGGCACTTCGCCCAGAGCTCCGCACGCTTATTATAGTAGTGTTCCGGCTCTGCAGACGGCGCTCCCGGATGCACTTCAATGACCCGGTAGCCGCGATCGCGCAGGATGTCGATCACGCCGGCACCCACACCCGTGCTCTCCACCACAATCGCGTCGGGCGTTTCCTTGTTGCACAATTGCATGGTGATCTCTGCAATACGGACGGTGTTGATGCCCTTGAAAGTGAGCATCTGGCGGGTACGCGCATCCCGGCCCTGGCGCCAGTTGAACACGGTCTCGTCGTCGCCAAAGCGCGCCACGTCGACCGCAAGGATCAGGGCCGCACCACTGTCGGAAATGAGCTCGCGCTCCTGCGCATATTGAACCGCCAGCTTGCCAATGAAGCCATTGAACGACTGGTTGGGAAATTGCCCCAGCACGCGCACCTTGGCTTCGTCAGTGTCGAGGCCGCCCCACTTGTCGATCATCTCGCTGATGGCTTGCTTGTTCGACCAGGACACCTCGCGACTGTCGACGCTCTCGCAATCATAGAACCGCTCGTTCTTGTCGAAGCAATCCGCGAAGTCCCCCGTGGGCTGGGTGGGATTGCCGAACACGAAGAAGAACGCCTCGCCATCGGTCAGCGCGCCTTCGGCCACCTCCCAGATCTTGCTGTCAATGCCGGATGCTTCATCGAAGACGATGACGATCGTCTTGCCTTCATTATGCAGACCCGCGAACGCTTCAGTGTTCTGATCGCTGACGGTGACCGCCTCGATCATATAGTTCTTGCGTTGCTCCTCAGGATATTGCGCAAAGTAATACTTGGTCGCTTCCCATTGGAACCAGTGCTTGCAGATGAACAGCTTGTGCCACTTGGCGAGCTCAGGCCAGGTCTTGCTCGCGAGTTGCGCAGCAGTGTTGGCAGTGACCAGGCCGCGGGTGTCGGGCCTGGTGGCCATGAAGAAATGGTTGATCCATGCGACGACTGCCGACTTGCCCACCCCATGGCCTGATACGCGCGCGGAGCGCCAGACGAGGAGCTCAAGCCCGAGCTTCTTGCGCTCAATGTTTTCCTTGATATGGGCGCCCAGCTTGGTCAGCAGCCGGCGCTGCCAGGCTTCGGGGCCGGTCTTGTCCTTGAGTGAATTAGCGCCACCATCCGGCAGCGTCGGCTCGCCCCATGGATAGGCGAACATGACAAAGCCATAGGGATCGGCGTAGTATTGGGCAACCTGTTCCGCGAGCTTCTCGTTGGTTTGCGGACTATAACTTGTTGCTGCAGCCGAGTTCCGAACCACCATGGGCGTTCCCGTCGATTATCTGCCTGGCGTCATGCGCGCGATCGACCTGATCGGTCAAGGATATACGCAGACCCGCGCCTGCGACATGGCCAAGCTCACGGTCCAGACCTTCCGCAAGTACATCAAGGCGGCGCCGGAACTGCAGGACATCTTCGATGATTCCGAGCAGCG